CCCTGTAGTAGCCGCTCCTGCCGCCGTCGTCGTAAACCCACTCCATGCTAGGCCTCCTTCTCAATCTCAATCCACGCGAACCATCCGAGCGCCATGTGATGCCGTTCCAGCCTCACGGCCTCCTCGGGCGTGTCGCAGCGCGTCTCGTACAGGTCGCCGTTGACGCCTTCCATGATTACGACGTACGTGCAGTTGTCCTCGTGCTGCTTCGCCATGTCTGCCCCTTCCTCGGTCCTCCTCGGTGCGGGGGATTGCCCGCCCCCGCCTCGGGCCTTGCCGTTTACTTCCAGCCGTTCTTCCTTGCGACCGCCGCCTGCCAATCTTCGAACGCCTGCTTGGACTCGGCGATTAGCTGCTCGTACTCGTCACTGTACTCCATGCCCCGCTGCTCAAGCTCGTCCATGCGCTTGTCGATTGCCGCGCGCCTCGCGTTGACCTCCTGCCATGTCTCCTCGTGTGCCTCCTCCTCGTCCCAGCTCCACTCGACCTCGCCCGTCTCCTTGTTGACTATTTCTACATGATGCACTTCGTGGTCGCGCCAGTCGCGCTTCTCGATGAACGCCATCGCGTCGTCGATTGCCTTGTCCAAATACGCGAAGCTCCTGCGCTCGGTGCGGCGGGCGCCGTCGTAGCTATGCGTGTAATCCATGACCTGCTGGTGGATTTTCTTGGCGGTGGTCATCTCGACTCTCCTTGCTCCTCGGTTGTTTACCTTATGTGCCTATTATAGCAGATGCAAAACGATAGTGCAATAGGAAATTTAGAAGATTTTGGGCCGATTTGGGGGCCGTGCCGAGCCTCTGTTGATTTGGGTGCGCCCTGGCGCTCGGCGTGCCTCAGGCGCCGCGAGGCTGCCTCAGGGGCCTATTCGTAACGGTCGTGGACCGCGACGGCCCCGTACCAGGGGTGCCCAGCAAGCTCCTCGCACATGCGGCTGAATCGGCTGTCGCAGGTCCCCGCGTAGCTGCCGCCCATCATCGGGCCAGCCCCGCTCCCGCCGTTCCTCGGCCGCAGGTGGATTGACCCGAGTGGGCCGCGCACGAGGTCGAACAGCGCGGGGTCGGATTCCTCCACCTCCCAGCACCCGTCTGGGCACGCGACGTACAGCTCGTCGTGCTCCTCGGTCCACCCTCCAGCCGCGCATCCCCTGAACGTCGGGTTGCCGTACACGTACAGCCCCAGCGCCTTCACCTTCGCCATGTCATGCCTCCTCTGCTCCTCGGTGCTGGGGACCTCCGCCCGCCCCAGCTCGGGTTTCCCCGCTACAGCGCCTTCGCGATGTCGGTCAGCGCCTTGGCCTTCGCGGCGATGGTCACGGTCATCGCCAGGGCCGTCGTGTGGTCGATGCCCATGCCCTCGAACCTTCGGATGGTGCCCGCGTACTTCGCCTCGAACTCGCCCATGTTCTCGAAGATGTGGTCGGCTGCCCGCTAGATGATTGCCCGCACCTCGGAGCTGCCGTCCAGGGCCTCTCGCGTCGCCTTCGCCAGCCTCTCGCTCGCCTTCATGGTTCCCATCCCTTCTCCTCTGCTGCCGTCTCTGACGCCCGTCGTCTGCTACGCAGCCTGCTCGTACAGTGCGTCGATGAGTCCCCATACATCGTTGTGCGGGTCGTCCATGTCGAACTCGACCTCGACGCTGTCGCCGAACCCGAGGTCCAGGTCGTGGATTGCGTCGCACAGCTCGTACGCCTTCTCGCCGTTGACCTCGGCCACCAGCTGCCCGCTCTCGCTCGTGATGTAGATGCTCGTCATTGTCGGCTCCCTTCGGTTGCTTGCTTTTCCTTATGAGCCTATTCTAATCTAATGATTATAGTTTGACAATAGGGAATTTTGAAAAAGTCTCGGGATGATTCTCGGGCGCTCTCAGGCGCGATTCCACATCAGATGCGCAATGGGCGCCCCGTGGTCGGGACGCCCGTCAGTAGACGCCTCCGTGGCCCTTGGCCGCGTTCGCCGCGCCCGTCATGCCATCGCGTCGACTTGGGACGCGATGAAGAAGCTAGCCGTCTTCATGAACATGCGGGCCTGCTCCTCCTCGCCGTCCTCGGTCTCGACCTTCCTGGTGCGGTGCTTCCAGATGGTCGCCTTGAACGCCGCGTGCTCGCCTTTGCGGACCCTGTAGCCCATCGCCTTCCAGCGGGCGAACGTGTGCGCCTCCTCCTCGATGCCGTTCAGCGCCTTCGCCGCCTCGATGATTGCCTCGTTGGTCATTGTTCCTCTCCTATCTCCTCGGTCGGTGCGGAGGTCTTGGCCCGCCTCCGCTCGGGCTTGTCGGCTTCCTAGAACTCGCTGAAGGTTGCCATGTGGTCGTACGCCGCCCACCGCGCGTCCTCGACGCTCTCGAACCGCCCGATGAACTCGTCGCCGTTCGCCACGAGGTCGAGCGCGTAGGGCCACGGCTTGCCGAAGTAGTCCTGCTCAATCCATCCGCCGATGATTTCGTAGGTCAGCTCGGGGTCGATTCAAAAAGTTTTGAAAAGGCCGCCCCGAAGGACGGCCCCGCTTGTCGGCCGCTACTGTGTCTCCAGCTCCTTCTCGACGACCTTCGTGTACTCGGCCATGTGGTCGCGCGCCGCTGGCCGCAGGTACGGCCTCTCCTTGCGCCCCTTCGCGCCAAGCTCCACGTATGCGGCGTACTCGACGCCCGTGCCGATGTACACCGCCTTCTCGTCCACCTCGATTTTGTGGGCTATGGAGTTGCGCAGCCTGCCCGTATCGACTGGGCACAGGCGCTTCGCGTAGCCCTCGGCGAGCCATCCTATCTTCTCGAGCGCCTTCGCGTACGCCTGGTTGACCGCGTTCTTGACAGCCTCCGTGTTGTCTGCGGTGAGAATCGCCTTGGCCTGGATGAAGTCCCCCGACAGCCCAGCGGTGAGCGACACCTGCTTCCCCGCCTGCCTGCCGTACTCGGCCTTCATGGTCTTCTGGTTCGCCTTCGTGTACCCCTTGAGCCTAGCCATCACTCCATCAGCTCCCAGACGTCGATTGCGCCCTCGTTCCTGCCTTCCTTCCACTCGTCGTAGCTCATGCCGCCGAGCTTCGACCGCCTCGGACCGCCCTGGTCCTCCTCGACCACGCCCTCCATCGTGCATCGGCAGTTGTAGACCTCGCCAGGCAGCCCGTCTGGGTCGCCTGGGAACATGAGTCCGTTGGCGAACTCGTCCTCTATGTCCACCACTTCGCCGTCGCACTTGCGGTGCGAGTCGCGCGTGTGGATGTCCAGCGTCGCCAGCCAGCGCTTCCTTATGTTGATTCCCATCGCCTCGGCGCGGTTCATGCCTATCAGTCGGCCAGCGTTCTCGGCGCCCGTCACGGCGGTCCTGGCCGCCCTGACCGCCGCCGCCATGTTGCCGCCGTTGACGGCGCTAATCCTGTCCGCAATCTTCGGCACCGACTCGCCGTTCATGATTCCCTGGGTGAGCGCCGACGACATGCGCCTGTCGGTCCACACCTGCACCTTCGCGCCATCGGGCTTCGGGTCGTGGAACAGCAGCCCGTTCTCCTGCATGAGCACGTCGACCGCGTCCTGGTCGATGACGTTCGGGAACAGCGGCCTCCCCGTGGCTATCTCGACGCCGTAGGAGGTGACGTTCACGCCCTCCACGCATACGCTGGCGAGCACGGCCTCGGACGCCTCTCCCGCCGCCTCCGTGGCCCTGCGGGACATCCTGGAGCATTCGAGCGCGACGGGCACCGCCATCGCCGCCTGGGCGCCCCTCCAGCCCATGTCGCCGTCCGCCCTGCCAGCCTCGTACTCCGCAAGGCGCTCGCCCAGAAGCTCGCGCATGTCCTCCGAAGACGAATCGAACTCGTCGCCGATGTCCGCCTCCAGGCCCTCGAGGACCTCGTCGGCGTATCGGTGCGCCGCATCCATCGGCTACTCCTCGGACGGCTGCTGCCCGTACCCGTAGACGTTCATGGCCTCGGCGTCCACCGAGCGCAGGATTGCGGCCACCTCGTCGGGTCGGATGTTCGGCAGCTTGCGCAGCACCGTGGCGGCATCGAGCCACTGGGCCTCCATCGTGACCATCTGCACCTGCTCGAGCTGGTTGCTGATTCGGTTGCGCTGGAACACGGGCGAGTCCTCGTATCCTGCGAGCCGAACCAGCTGCTCGACGCACTCGCCCACCCAGTACTCGAAGTCGGCGGCATTCTCGTCCATCGGCTGGTACGCCGCGTCGACGTGGTCGTTGGTCGCACCTGCTGCGACGGTGTGCACGTCGAGCGCGCCGAAGTCCTCGTATATGCCGTTGCGAAGCTCCGTCAGGAGCGCCTGCCGCGCGGCGTACGGTATCTCCTGCGTGTGCTGCGTGGCCCTGGCGCCGTCGGTGCCGTCGACCTTGGCGATGTGCTCCAGCCTCAGCCTGTCGCGGAACTCGGCCAGGTCGGCGTCGCTCATGCCCATCGCGTTCTCGACAATCCAGTACGCCGTGGCGCAGTCCTGGAGGTCGTTGGCGAAACCCGACTTCACCAGGTCGTAGGCGTCGATGTGCGCCCTCATGCCGACCAGCGTGCTCTGCTTGAGGCGGCTCGCCCACATCGGAACGATTGGGAGGCTGCCGTAGTTCTGCTCGCCCACTATCTGCTCGCCGTCCGCCTCGGTGTAGGCCGTCTCGGTGCGGTACGCCTGCACCACCTCTGATTCCGCTGGGTTGCCGTCTCGGTCGAGCGGGCGCATGACCCCGTCGTCGGCCAGCCAGTCGCTGAACCCGTCCTCGGTGTACAGCGTGGCGCTCAGCGGGCGCGTGAGGTCCATCTGCCAGAACCGTATGCCAGCCCGCAGGACGCCCGTGCGCTCGTCGTACAGCGGGGCGAACTCGGTCAGGGGGAACGCGTGCACTCGGTCGACGTTCCAGAACATGAAGGCGACGCCGTGCTTGCACGCGAGGTACGCGCCCTCGGCGATTCGCCTGTCGAACCCTGGACCCATCGCCTCTTTCACCTCGTCCTCGCCCGTCTGCTCCTCGTCTGGCTGCACGAAGCTGATTCCGTTGCCCAGGCTGTACTGCACCCGCTGCGTGTTCAGGCGGTTGAAGAAGTTGGACGCCAGCTTGTTGTTCGCTGCCGTCCTGTCCTCCGACTTGCCGACGCCAGCCTTGCGGTTCCCCTCGTCGTCGTACGTCACCTTCATCGAGTAGAGCATCCGCGCGTACTCGTTGATGGTGACGTTCTCCTGGCGGTCGTACGCGTCCGCCACGAGCGCCAGCCTGTAGGCGTCGGACGACTTGTGCGCGGCGATTGCGCTGCCGATGAACTCGGCCCTGCTAGGAGCCGCCTCGAAGTCCTGGAATGTGTACGTTGTGACCATGCGGCCCCTTCCCCGATTCTATGTCCTTGGGGATATTTTCGGTGATGCGTCACATGCCAGCCGCTTCCACCGCCTCGGTATAGGCCATTGCCCGCCTCTCAAGCTCCGCCGCGAACTCGATTGCTTCCTCAAGCGAATCGCCGTATTTCCTCATCCGTTGATGCACTGTTGCTCCATATAGTCTCGCAACCTCGCTTTCATGCAGGGGTTCGATGCTCGAACGGGTTCCGAGCTGTTCGACATGGTTGCCCTTCTTCTCCAGCTCGTCGATTCTGGATATCGTGATGTCCTCAATCGCTGGATACGTCTCAAACCATTCCGATATGTCGTAGCCCAACTCCCTAAGCAAGTTCAGCTCGTCGTACTCTCCCATGTGATACCAGAAGCACACAACGTCATCCGCCCTGGTGCTGCTGTACTCGCCCCATTTCCTCGTTACCGCGTCACATGCCTCGTTGAAGTAGTTCGCGTGCGGCTCGTCGAACCTCGCCTCGTATGCGTTCTTCACGAGTTGCCAACCGCCGAGGATTCCGGCGTAAGGCCCCATAGCTGCACGTATCATCGAAGATAGGTAGCCGCTGATGTACATGTCGTTGATTCTCCCCGAACCACCGATGGCAACGTTGTAGCCGTCCCTGATGGTGTCGAGCGTCGCTATGAGGTACGATTCCAGCTCGTCCGCCTGCTTGCGCGTCAACCCTCCCACTATGACGTGATGGGCGATATTATCCCATCCGTAATACTCGATTGCCTTGCGCATCTTGTCTTGAGTGTCGTAGCCGTGCCCCTTGTTCCACCTGGCCTCTGGCTCCATGCTCGTCTGCCCGATGTACCTCTTGCCGTTCGGGAATACGTGCTCGTAAACGCACCAATTTTTCGCCTTCATTGTCATGCGCCCCTCTTCGCATAGGAAACGTTATGACCGCCAGCCTTCCAGCCGTTTTTTAAAGATTCACTAAGCGTGCTCGGACTGACACCGATTGCCTTGGCCGCAGCCTTTATGCTTTCGTATACGTCTTTCCCGTCTACGATGACGGACTTGCTGCTCGCCTTGAGAGCGGCCTTCATCGCCTCCTCCCGATTGTACGGCTCCGTGACAGCGCGGGCGGGTTCCCATCCGCTCTTTATCCTCCAATAGGCGATATGGCTCTTTATGCCAGTTTCACGGCACCATTCTGTTATCGTCTTCGTGACTCCGTCGATTGTCACGTACCTGTTATTGCGCCTATTGTTTGCTTGCGTCGTGATATCAACCCACCTGCAATTTGACGGCTCATAGTCGCCGTCGACGTCTATGCGGTCGATGGTGCACTCGCCTCTCGGCGCGTTCTCATCATAGCCGTTTGAAAGCGCCCATTCTTGGAACGCGGGAAAACTATCGCGCCATTCCGCGCATACAGATATGCCCCTACCGCCGTAGTTTTGATATTCGCTTGAGTACTCGCGTTCGCACCTGCATCTGATTGAATACCAAACGTAATACAGCCTGGTCCCGCTCGCTCCGTGGTTCTCGCTTCGGCTGCTTTGGAGTTTTTTGGTCATGCATCCGCAATTATGCGGCCTTTTTCTCTTGAGGTACCTCGCCTCGACTTCCTTGAAGTTGCCACAATCGCACCTGCACAGCCATAGTTGGCTATGCTCTTCCGTCATTCTGGTGGGCTTGATGGCCGTGAGGTATCCGAACTTCTTTCCCGTAAGGTCAACTCTCTTCGACATCTGCAACCTGCCTCAATGGAAACGCCCGCCGACTAGGTTGCAGCTAATCGGCGGGCGCTCCCCATATGTTATCCGTTTTCGCGCGGCGCTGCAACCACCGACGTTTGTTCTATTATACCCCATTTCGCGAGGTCACGGCGCCAAAATCGTCACATGCCGAACGGCCCCGAGTAGTCCCTGCCCTTGGAGTACGCGCCCTTGCGCACCTCCTGCATCATGGCGTAGCGAACCGCGTCGATGCTGTGGTCGTTCCCGTCTGGGAAGTCGTCGACGTAGTTGCCGTCCCTGTCCTTGGCGTACTCGCACAGGCTGAACTCGCGCCATGCCAGCGGGCACCGCTCGGGGTCAATCCAGATTTCGCGCAGCCCAGCGAGCCAGAGGTAGCTCGCGTGGCGCATGTTGCCCTTCTCCGCGCTGTACGCCTTGATTCCCTCGTCTGCGTACACCCGTATGTCGCCTGGGTTGGCGTCGTCGCACAGCACCCTTTCCTGGTGGTATACGGGACGCATGCCTGGCCTGGTCGGGTAGGTGAGCTTCGCTCGGATGATTTGCGCGGTCTCCTGCGGCGTCCTCTTGTTGGCCGTGGCCTCGTCGAAGATTATCAGGCGGGCGTTGCCTGGCTGCCACTCGCACCTCACGAAGCGCCACGGGTCGGGGAACCAGCCCCAGTCCACGCCGTTGCGGTGGTTGTCGAACGTCGCGATTTGCTCGTCGCTCAGCGTGACGGCCTTCAGGTTCTCGAACACGCTGCCGCCCGTGCCCGTGACTTCCCCAAGGAACTCCCACTGGTAGTGCTGCGGGTTCCGCTCCCGCTCGTACTCCGCGTCCTCGACGAACTGCTCGCCGAGCCAGTCGAGGTGCCCGCCCTCCAGCACGTCGAGGTATGTGCTGTGGTCCACGAGGCACGTGGGCTTCGACTGCATCTCGATTGCCTTCTCGTTGACCCAGCTCCACGCCACCCTCGGCGGGTTGTAGCTGTAGAACGTCCAGAAGCGGTCGCCGCCGCGCCTGAACGAGCGGAGCGCGCTCGAAACCTTGTCCCAGTTCTCGATTTGGTCGATTTCCTCGAACCATTGGATGGCGCAGTATCCGTGCGTGAACTTGACGCCCTTCATCTTCAGCGGGTCGTCGAGGCCTCGGAACACGATGCGCTGGCCCGTGGGCGTGTACGTCAGCTCCATCGGGTTCTTCGTGACCCTGAACCACGACTCAAGCCCGAGCATCGAGACGGCCCACAGCATCTGGTTGAAGACGCTGTCCCTCAGCGTCGCCCCGTACCGCCTGACGATGACGGCGTTCGCGTCCCTGTTCGCGAGCATGAGCATGACTATCGCGATGCTCACGAACGAGCTTTTGGTGCTGCCGCGCCCGCCCTTCAGCCAGAACTCGCTGCGCGCGTGCGTCATGATTTCGTCGAATACTGGGTCGAAGTGCTCGGCCACTATGTCCGCTACGTTGAAAGTCATAGCCTCTCCAAAAGCTCGGCCCGCTTGCCCGTCTTTACTTCCCATCGCCATATGCTTTCCTCGCAATACGTCGGGTCAAGCTCCATCGCGTAGCACGCGCGCCCGAACTTCTCAGCTGCGATGATGGTCGTCCCGCTCACACTGAACGGCTCGCAAACTCCCTGCCCCTTATCAGTGATTGCCGCTATGTACTCGCTCGGTAGCCTTAATGGGAACGGCGCTGGATGGTTCGTCGCCACCTGCAGCCCTTTCACTTGTCTGCATTGGACGACGCTCTCCATTTCCTTCAACATGCGCGATGTGTCTCCCTTGTAACTTCGCTTGATTACGCCGTCGCTCTGTCTGATGCTCGTTTTTTCCTTGCCTTTTTCAACTATTGACCTAATCTGCTTTTTCCACGTCCTGTTGAGCTGCTTGTCGTTCCGCCCGAACACGAATATGAACTCGTGCCGTATCGGTATGAACGCGCTCTGCGCCGCCACGCTCCCGCACTCGCCCTTGTCCCAAACGTTCCACGCCATCAGCTTCAGCCCAGCCGCGTGCGCCGCGTAGATGTACTCATCCCAATACGGCACGATTTCCCTGTCCTTGCGCTTGATTCCAAGGTTGACCGCCATGTACTCGCAGTATGGCGCGTAGATGCTGATGAATTTCGCCATGTGCGACGGGTCGAGTTCCTTCGCGCCGTTGTACTCGCGCATGTCGGAGTACGGAGGGCTTGTGAACAGAAGCTCGGCACGACCCCCGCCCATGAGCGTCGCAACGTCGTCTGGGTCGGTGCTGTCGCCGCACATCAGCCTATGGTCGCCTAGTGCCCACACGTCGCCCCGCCTGACTTCCACCGTCATCTCAACTCCTCCTGTAGACGAAAGTCGGAACCTGCTCGCCCTCATCTGTCGGCTTCTCCTGCATCGCCTTGAGCCTGACCTCTGGCCTCGCGTAAAGCTCTGGATGCTTGCGTTCCAGAAGCCATGCAGCCGCCTTCCAGTCGCGCTCCTGCGCGGCCTTCGCGATGATTCCGAGCAGCGCGTTGTCGTAGTCGGCCTCGGCCTTTTTTAACCCCTCCGACAACTCCCGCTGGTTCTTGGTCTTCGGCGTGCTCGTCCATCGGTAGAACGTGCTCTCCGAGATGTTCAGCGCCATCGCTATGCTCTTGTTCGGAGCGCCGCCCTTCTTCAGCTTCACCGCCTTCCGCACGACCTCGGCGGTGCACTTGTCGCGGGGGCCTCCCTTGCTCCCCTTACCTGCCATCGCCGCCCTCCACGTAGGTCCGCCCCTGGTCCCAGGCGTATATCACGTCACCGTTGCCGTCGACGCCCACGGGCTTCATGACGCCCTCGAAGTAAGTGTACGGCGCCTGCCCCCTGTTCGGGTGGTTCCACGTGTAACGAAGGTAATCCCGCATCGTCATGCCGTCGTAGCGCGCCCTGCTCTCCACGCTCCCCGTGTTGTAACCGTCGGCCTTGCCCCAGTCGAACTGTAGCCACTCGGAGTCCTCCATCACCTCCGAGAACGTGACGATGCCGTTCCTCTTGCAGATTTGGAGCGCCTCCGCGAAGTTGTTGCCGCTGAGGTTCCACGAGTCGTTCAGCCCGCAGCAGCACTTGCTGTCGCTCGCCTCCTTGAAATGGGCGTCGGAGACGTAGAACTCCATGCCGCACTCGTGCGCTATGCGCTGCATGTCCCTGACGTAAGGCTCCTTCACGGCCCTGTTGAGCCGCAGGTAGCCCTGGCCGTTGCTGTTGCGCGCGTAGAACTTCACGATGTCGTGGCCGATGACGTCCGACATCTCGGCGTAGTTCTCCTTTGCGATGTTCACGCTGCGCCTCTCCAGGCAGAAGAACTCGGTCGTCATGCTGATTGCGCCCTGCGCCGCCGCCGCGCGTATAAGCTCTGGGTACGTCTTGGAGCTGACTCCGATGATGAACGGCCTGAGCCTGAGCGTCGCGCCGCCCGCGTTGAGGTCGGTGTACTTCCCGATTGCCTCCAGCCGCTCCTGCGGGCTTGGAACGAACCGCTCGATTCTCTTTGCGTCCTGCTCGTCGGTCGTGATTATGCTGAACTTGCAGTGCCAGTTCCTCTGGTCTTGGAAAAGCTCGCGGTATCGCGGGTCGTCGAGCCACCACGTGCTCTTGGTGCTGAAGCTGATGGGGTAGTCTATCTCCTTGAAGAACCGCAGCAGCTCAAGCGTGACGCCGTGCATCTTCTCGTACCCGTCGAACTGGTCGGAAAGCCCTCCCCATTGGATGGTCTTGCGGGCCTGTATGAACGGCCAGAACTGGCTCTCGATTTCGCCCGTGAATATGCGCTTGACCCTCTCGGCGTCGACGCTCCTGACGTTCTTCGCCTTGTAGTCGTCCTTGCCGCCCCCGATGCCCCGCTGGTACTGCGAGAAGCAGTAGACGCACCCGAAGCTGCAATTGCTGTAGGTGTCCATCGTCATCGGCAGCGAGCAGTCGCATATCTCGCCGCTCCATCTCGGGCTTCCGTAGCCCTTCTTGCAATCGCTCATACGTACCTCGTATCGATTAGCACCTTCTTGAGGCCGCGCCCCGCCTTCGCAA